AGATGGTGCGGGCCTTTCATCCATTGCACCGGATCGCCCGAGCCAGACCACATATCATGGTTACCGGCAATCAGTAGCAGCGGGTCCATTTCTTCGATAAGCCATTCCACTAGCTGCCATGCCTGCGCTGCCGTCGTCTCTTGCTCTGAGTACAGCCGGGACAGTCTGCCTACCCAGTTGTTGATCTCATCGCCGAGCGAGCAGCCACGCATTCCTGGTGTATTCTTGATAATGTCCAGATCGCGCCTAAGAGTGGCCCAATCACAACCGCTGTCATCAATGTGAGGATCACCCAGAAAAGCAAGCCCAATAGGTTTGTCAGTATCGACCTTAACATTGATCCACTTCCTCGCTTGTTTGGCTTTCTTCTTGCGCTCAAAGCCACGAGTCATACGCTCGATCAGCTCTTCGGTCGGCATTTCTTCGGTAGGTAGGTGAGGGATTTCGTAGTGATCGGCTTTATCTAAAGAGCCGCGCTTTTCTTCAAACTGCTTAACGCGCTTGGTAACGACCTCTCGGTCTATGCCTAGTATTTGGGCTGCAGCGCGGTAGCTACCAGCCTCTTTGTACGTTTTGTATGCTTCTAGTATTTCAGCATCACTGTATTCGGTTGCCATAGTGTCATCCTAGTCTTGCCATGCCCCAGTTCTAAGCTGCTCTACTAGCTCCAGCCCACGTAAGCCAACCTGGCGAAACCACTTGCTGTCCATTAACTCATCGGATGCTCGGTCCCAATTGCCTTTCTCTGCGGCATCTAGCATATTCTCGAACAGCGATAGTCTGGGCCAGCCCAGGTTAAAACATAGATTTACCATTACTGCTTGACGAGCCTCGTTCAGTTCATTCCACCAGGGGATGTTCCTGTTTAGCTCATCGACTACTACTTCAATATCGTTTTCTAAGAGCATCTCTATCTCGATGGTAGATAGCCCTCGGGCGCTAGTCAGTAATCGGCCCACGCCAATCGTAGGGTGTCCCTGTACGCGGGAGCCCTTGCGAATCTCTCTGCCGGTAGCGTCATCGTAGACATACAGTCTCAAGCCCTCATGCCGCTTGAGCTGCTCGATTACTCTTTGAGTATTCATTACTTCTTGTTTTTGCTCAGTAAGTCCTTGTCGGCCTTGCGAGCGCCCCCTTTACCACTGACAAATGATTTTACGCGACCCATCGCCCACTGATGTGCAGATACCTTTGGACGACTACCGCTTGAATAGTATGCCCCCAGGCCACGCTTATAGACTTTCTTCAGTATGCTAGGACTGAAGCCCCCAGTGCTAGTACCTTTAAATTCAGCCACGCGATCTCTCTCTCGATATGCGATCCATCTCGGCCTTTGTTAGCAGACCTTTGCGGTATCGCTCTGCCGTGCGCTTGATCTCTTTGCGTCTCGCTTCGGGATCTTTTGCACCTTTCGTGTACTTTACCGGAACTCCACCCTTCTTGGCTACCGGCTTGAATTTACGCATTGTGCTCTGTCTTTTGTCTTTTGCTAGTGACATGAATTTACCTCGCGTAACTGTATCTTATCGTACACCGAGTGTATGTTAAGAGGCGCAGATACCTCATGTCCTAGCTACCCCTTTGGTTTTTTCCCATGTACGCAGCGATCCAAGCCCCAACATGCCAAGCAGCACGGGCATCATCTCGCTCAGGTCTAGTGGTGGAACGGTGATAGGGGATTCAGTGATAGTAAGTATAAAATTGCAAACAGGCACAAGCAGGTAATTAGTCGCAAGACCGGCACAGCACACCCAGCCCACCATTGGGCGCCATCCGGCAATGAAGATCGAATGGCTTGCAGCCTCTTCTCGATTGACAGCGATTTGAGCCTGGGCAATCTCATGCGCTTGCTTCTCCGCTAGTGTGCTGATCTCGAACGCCAGGCGATGACGTTCATCGGCATCCGGTATGACCTTATCTAACAGCGTAGATATTGGGCCAATCAGCTTATCTAACATAGTAGGTAGCGAGGCCCACAAGCGACGAAATAAGAATCCAGACAAAGCGCTCTGCGATCTTTACGCTCTGCGCGTTGTAGCCGACGATAGACTTCAAGCTATCAATGTCTGATTCCTGCTCATCAAGCCGATACTCAAGTCGGTCAGTCCGCGCCTGGCTGGCAACGATCTTTTCATCCACTCGAGCAATCATGGTCATGGCTTCAGCTAGCTTATCTAGCTTGCCTTCGATCCTGTTAAGTCGTACCGCTTGATCGTCCATATCATCGAATCGGAGTAGTAGTGCCATGGCCCCGGCCAATCAGTCCCAAGCGCACCTTGCAGGTGCCTGAACCAAAGTCGCCTGTCTTGACGCCAATCTTATACTGAACTGCTTCTGGCTCATAGCCATACGTCTCAGTATTCGATGAAAAGGTATCAACATCGGTGAATGTAGTGCCATCCACGCCTGTTTGACGCTGCACTGTAACGACCGTGCCGCCAGCGATACCAGTGATAGAGACGCTGAAATAACCCTGTATAGTGATCTCATCGCTAAATGTGTTTTGAGCTGTAATGCTCTTTGTTACTTCGCCTGTCATATCAACCTCTCAGTTTTGCCATCATCATTCGGATGGCGACAGTAGTGGGAATGAATTTCCAATTATGAAACTGGTGTCCTAGCTCTTTCATCTGAGCCTTGCTTACCCAGTCCTGTGTCCAGTTATCAATGTACATATCGCCAAAGCGTAGTACTGCATGGCCTCCGCCGTTCTTGGTTGTCACATAGCACAGCTTGGCTTCGAACATAAGCAGCAGCATCCAGAATCTAAGCCACGATTCCCTAGAGACAACATAGAACAGTACGGACAGCGCATAGTCCTCGCAATCGCCCTGATACTGGCCCAGCTTATCTAACCTCAACACGCGCCATGAGTCACGACCAAAGGCATCGTACTTGTAGCTGTATAGACTATTAAATTTCTCTAGCTGCATATGCCGCCTTAGCTTCATCGCTAAATACAGTTGTTGCGATAGCCACAACGTCAGCATCTTCGCTAGACAAATCCGCGTCTGGTGTGAGTACATGACGGTGGAAATTTCTTGATATTTCTTGATCGTCTCGCATGATGATTGTCGCAGTGCGTACCTGCACTACTGGATAACCAGCGGCAAGGTGTACTACTTCAATCTTGTCGTTCATTGTTTGTTCAGTAAGTGCCATTTAAATTCTCCTGTTTGGAACTTTTTGCATATCAATTTGGTATGCGAAGGACTTTGTATCCAGCGCCACCACTATCAGCAGAGCCAACACTAACGCGCTCAAGAGTAGCGTTATCTACATCATAGACCAGCATCCTAGTCTCTCCTGCTGTTGAGGTTTCATCAATTCGAAATGCCTCAACAGAATTTAAGAATGATCTGATCATTGAATTAGCCGCGTCGATCTGGACATAATCCGATGCGCTGTTTTGCAATATTGTATTCGCAAGATCGCTACCCGGTATTTTTTCCCATCTCAAACTGCCCGCTCCAAAATTGGAAGAGTCTGCATTATTTCTGATAAAGGGATAGAGTCCTGTTGTTGGGCCACCAGAAGCGGCGGCATTAACATAACGTAACGCTATTGAGCCTTCATTGGAGCCTAGATTTCCGACAGTGACTTGTGTTGTGTTTGTAGAATCTCCAGCTCCGGTGTCTCTACCAAATGCGTGTGCGGTCATTTCACTAGATACTGAAACCATAGATCCCGAAACATTCGGATCATTGGTGGCTAAAAAGACCTTAGTGCCAAGCAGGGGATTAGGTATGGTTCCTAAATAGCCGATATTTAAGTTGCAAGTATCTGTGTTGGCGGTAGTGCTTACTGCCGTGAATGATCCTCCAGCGGCCATCACAAATTCCGCGTGATCTAAAGTTAAATTTACGCCAGTCACATTAGTTAAAAATACAGAAGATGATACGTTTCCTGACGTCCCATCAATAACGATATCTGATCCTGTGAGATTACACGCAATATCACTCAGCCAAACATTGAAAACATTAAACAGGCGGATTGCCGCAGTACCAGCCACAAATCTTGTGTTACTGATCCAAATATCTCGAATGCCATCTGTCCCGCCAACAGAAGATCCATCAGCGTTCACTCCATACTGCCACTTTACTGCGCCCGTATTTTCTTCAATTTGGCAGTTTATTATTCGTATCCAATTTGCACGTAATGATGTTGTTGTCCCGGTCAGTTTTACTGCGGAATCTGTTGCTGATCCCGTTGTTTTTGCCTGAACGATATTGAGGTCTTTTAATCCGCCTCCATCACCCTTGTTAGAGCCAGCCGCTCCATTAAAGGTAATGAAATCCCCATCAAAATTATGCGATAAGATTGATAAATTTGCTGTGCTTCCAGAGGCCGCAGAGCCTTCGCCAATAAGATACGTCCCTGCTTGAATTGTTATGGCCGACAAACAATTGTAAGTTCCTGCTGGGAAAAAAACCGATCCATCAGCCGCGTTAATCGCCGCTTGAATGGCAGGTGCATCATCAGTTACGCCATCGCCAGTAGCTCCATAGTCCACCACATTTACGATGGACCCTGCGATCATCCTGTTGTGTGCTTTTGTCAATGCCATCTTAATATCGCCTATGTCGCTTCATAAATTAAAGTAACAGAATAATTACCATTAACTACTGGGTCGGTATTGTCGTACTCAAAGAGATTTACAGAGCTTGCCCCAATCGTTCCTCGGATCATCTGGCCCGATGGTGACTCACCATAAGCAACAGCATAGCTCGCTTGTGAGTTTGCAAATGGGAAATTAGAAATATTTATCCATCCAGATCCGCCTGTGCTATCTGTCAGAAATATTCGTAATTGAGCAATAACCATTCTGCCCGTTTTTGTGTATCTTCCCGCCGCACTTACAGTTGTAAATGTTCCAGATCCCGCCGCTATTGTCGGAGTCCAAGTACCCTCTTCATAGTCATCGAATAGTTCAGAGGTGCCAGTGCCAGAGGTAGCAGAGAAGTCAATGCCATTGCCAGCGGTTCCAAAAACTAGATTGCCGCTGTTGATATGGACATTGCTGTTGTTCTTGAAGTTGATAACAGGAGAAGCCGTGGTTACATTGTATAGGTACATCTCCGCCGTTGAATGCTCAAGCGAGAACGTATTTGCTCCGCTTCTATTAATCTGCAAAGCTCGATCAAACGGGTGAGTGATATTTACAGTGCCAGCATCAACAACAATGCTTCCGGCATTGACGTTCAAATCGCCATCAAAATCACCTGTTCCTGTAACGAATAAATTGCCATCAACCTTGAGATCAGAATTGACATCAATGTCACCGTCAAAGGTTAGCTGGCCCTCAATCGTCACATCATTGAAAGTTGGGTTTCTTCCAAAGATACCGCCATTGTTTTTAATGGTCATAAATCACCTATTACGAAAGTATGTTTGCCGACTCAAGATCGGAGATAAGTGTACCAAGCACATCCGCCAATTCAGCTACCGTAGTGCTATCGGCATCAAAAGTTCGGTCCGTTGTTACATTGCTAGTGGTAAATGTCTGAGCGCTTTTCTGTGGGCTAGATTCCCAGCCGCTTGAAGGCCGATCAGAGAAAAATGTTTTGTTGTCTTCGGTTGTTACACGTACAAACCGATAGTTACCAGCAAACCATTGATCAAGCATTTCAATCAAGGCGTAACCAGAAGATCCCCATGCCGGTGGATTCGTAGCTGAAACCGTAGCTATATCCACAACAAACGTGCAACCGGAGACCAGATCATCAAAGTCAAACGTCCATCCAGAGTTAAGCAAGGACTGGAATCCGAAGTTGTTTTGATATCTAAAGTTTTCAACCTCATCAATCTGGTTGCCAGAAATATTATCGAATGGCTGTTTAACAGCGCTGTTTGTATTGTGGCAGTTAGTAACCTCAACACTTAATTTAGATGCAAGGCTTCCGCTAACGTAGCTAGTGTGCGCTATGCCACTAACCCCAAGCGGACCACGGATGTTTCTCACAACAACATCGGTTTTTTCCGTTTTTGCCACAACGGTAGACGCATCGAATTCTACAATTCCGCGAGTGAAAGCGGCGGAAGTAAACCCATCAACAGGTACAACAGTCAGATCGCTTACTTCCAGATACGATTCTTTGGCCCCTGACACATAGATGCCCGCCGCATATCTAGGAATTTGTACCTGCGTAACTATTGTGCCGCCGATAGACTTGCCGACATTCTCGGTGTTATCTCGATTCTGCTGGAATGCCACACAGATATGACTTGCGCCAAGCGGACTGACTCCGCCATTTTCAAAGTATTCATATAGCGGCTCAATCAATAAAGCATGACCACCTGTTTGAAAGTCAAAGTCCACGCTGTTAGTCATGCCCACATAGGCACGTCTTTTAACTCTTGGTCGCATAACCGTAATTTCTGAGCTTTGCGACTTTAATGCTCTTCCTTGGCAGTCTTCGAATACGCAGTTACTTACATAAGCAACGCCGCCACGCTTGTTGTATGTGCTGGCCCCTGACTTACCAAA